CACCCGTTACGGGAGTAACGAGGTGGTAACTGAACTTCTGCACCGTTTGGCTTCGAGGTGGTATTTCGTTGGCTCTGCCCCATAGAAAAACAAAGCGTAACGAACGCTCTATCAGCTAATTCGCTACGCTTTGCCCAAATTTACTTTTTCGCTATGTGTTTATTTTAAGCATCAAGATCTGAAAGGACTATTCAACTTTAATATCAACTCCCTGTTTATCAGGTGTTAATTGGTGGCAGTGTGCTATTCCTAACATACAGCCGTACATGAGCCGGTTAATGTTAGAATTTGTTTCGAGTACAAAGATATACAGAGTTGTTCAATATAAGACGTTAATTGTCAGATTTTTGTGTCTGTTTTCACTCTCCGACAAAAGTGAAAGGAGTATCGAACTCATTACGAGATACATGGACGATAAAAGCCCCCGAAAAAACGTTGTTTTCGAGGGCTTTTGATGTTTTATAGACCGGTTCATTTTTGAAAGGAACCGGTTGTTTGGGGTCAGTCAGCGTATCGTCGATTGACGGGTTTGACGTGTATCTCGATACGTTTGTCGTCCAAGATTCGGCGGACAGCTTTCCATAGGGGAAGTTTTTCTACTCCGGCCAGTTTCATGGCCTCAACTATCATTGTGTTTTCAACTAATTGGAGGTAGTCTTCTTCCCGAATCTCGACGTATTTGTGGAGGTCTTTTTTAAGTCTTGCCATAAGTCGCGGGGTGTTGAATTGTTATTTCTCGCCGAAATCAGCGGGCGTCTCGCCCCACAGGGAATTGTTCCAATGGAGCACTTCGATTTTGTCGATTTCGGAGGCCATCGCTTTGAGAAAGATTTCCGCTTTTTTGAGTGCGGCGTTTCTTTTGCGCGAGGCTGTTCGTTTCTCGTTAAACCACGTCAGGGCGGTAAGACTATCGGTGTAGATGATTGCCGGACTGAAACGATGTTCGATGATGTATTTTGCGGCTTCGACAACGCCTAAAAATTCACCGATATTGATGGTCTGGTTTCCGATATTCTGTTCAAAGAGGAGTTCGCCGGTGGCCAAATTAACGGCTCTGTACCGGGTAACTCCTCTTTTCATAGAATGTGCCCCGTCGGTGGCTATTCCACGTTTCGGGCGCATTACAAACCGGGAATGGTCGGTGTGCTGAATCCGTCGTCGGCCATTCTCCGCAGAAGTCTTGCGGCAGCGGATTTGAAGCTGTTGATTACGCCCTCCAAGTTTTCGATGTCGGTGCGGCGTTGTAACAGGGAGACAACTCCCGATACTGTCTTGCTGGAGTATGAATTACCTCCCAGCGGATCGAAGTAAACGGTTTTGTTTCCGAAGTTGACAGTTACCCGGTAAGTTCCACCCGGTATCACCAGTGTGTCAATCGTGGCCTTGAAAAGAAGCGGTGTAGCCGCTACTACGACAAAACCGTTGCGTGAGTGCATTGCTTTGAGTTCGACCGAATACAATATGTTCGGCTGGACTTTGCCTTTCAGGTCTTCAGACAATACACAAATTTTCTTCTTGTAAGGTGAATCCTCACGTACTCCTCGCAGTTGCTTTGTCTTCGAGTGGCGCGACACGAATCCGATGATCTCGCCGGTTCTTTCCGAGGTCGCAAATTTTAATTGCGTTCGCTCTGATATCATACTCTGCTTTCATATTTTTCCAATCTGGTTTTACGCTCAATTAACAAAATGTAAATCAGTCATTATTATTAAAAATTATAACGCAAATTTATATTTTCGTTTTGGAGTAAACAAATAAATTTACTACTATTTTCAGACCGATAAACCGGCTATTTACAGAGAGAAACAGAGTTTGTTACCATAGTCTTTCGTCTTCGGAAAAATGGCTGAAACGTTCGTCGGCAGTGGAGGTTGAGTGGTTGCCGTGACATTTCCAGTACCGATAGACTCTTTCGCCTTTTTCTATACGGAAATAAATATCGTCGGCGTTGATGTACTGCACTCCTTGTTCGGTGGCCGGATTGATCCATGAAGCGGAATTTGCTATCCGTGGGTTCTTTCCGACATACAATTTCTGTTTCTCAGTGCCGAAAATGAAGATGTTCTGCATCCGCACGTCATCGTCCACATCGAACCGGCGGGCGTATGCGGCAAAGTCGTAGATGTCGGTTTGGAGCAGGCTCCCGCCGAAGTAGAATGCTGCACTGTCTTGGAGTTTGCAGAATGCCAGATTCAACGGTCGGCGTAGTCGGATTTCGTTCAACCGTTCTGTTGTAACGGCATTGTTGGTGACGTAAACTACACGGAATCCGTTTCGGGTGGTGTCGCATACTTCGAGATGCCGGACAACCTCCTGCGAGCGGTTGATGCTGTCATCAATCGGGTCTCGTGAGCGGACGCAGTCTTTGAGCAGGCCGATACAGATAATAAGTATCAGGAGACCCCACGGAAGAAGCCGGAAGCCTATCCGCCACCGGATTTCCCGTTCCGTCTGTCGTTTCAATTCTTCTTCTGTCATGGTATCATTGAATTAAAGGTGTTTCGGAAGGATTAACAATCCCCGTTTGTTGAGTTCCTCACGGAGCATTTTCACTAACTGCTCCAAATTCTTCACTTCCTGTCTTTCGCCGGCCTTACGATGAAATAGCGGGGCGAAATAGAGTTTGTGGTCGTCCTTGGTCGGATACGAGAGACCGCCGAGACAAACTTTCGGGGTACGTATCTGGAACAGTCCGTTGACCAGTTTGCATTGCTTGGAGGACGGCACTGAGATTTCGTATTCGGGAAGAGCTTCGGCCACCATTTTCAGAATGGGCCGGATGACTTCATCCGCATAATTCGGTACCGTAATGTTCAATTTCGGCACGGGTTGCCGTTCGGCTTCGGCACGTTCGATGATGTCGAGCTGTCCGGAGGCTTTTGCCGCGCGCTGAAAGTAGCTGTTTAACAGTTCTTCTATTGTCATAACGTTGCTTTTAATGGTTCATGTAAATAAAGAATAATGGTCCGGACGAAGGAACCGGTGCAAGCCGCTTTGTTATTTTTATGCGGCAGCTTCGTCGATGTGCTGCTGCGCCTCCTCGATGGAAGAGATAGCTTCGTCAATAGTATCGATGGCATCGGTCATGCGGGAGCCTTTGTCTGATGACTGGAGGCTTTCGGGCATGTTGTCGTAGGCATCCTGTTCTTCGTCCTTGATGTCGTTTAAGGATGAGATGATTTCGTCCAGTGAATCTCTCACATCTTCGAGTTGTTTTCGTCTGTCTTTGTTCATGATTGATTGGTTTTATTGATATGATATTGAATGAAATTTTGCTGCATTGTAAATCATTCATATCTTTGCATTTAAGTATTAAAGTATGTTTATGTCTAATTTTGAAATAATTATCAATTGTATTACAGCCCTCGGTGCTTTGGCAACCGCAGGAACCTTTATTTATGTGATTAGAAGTCAAAAAGGGACTCAAAAACAGATTGACAGTCTATCCCAAATGGCAGCTACATTTACGCGCCAATATGAAATGGCACGTATTCAGGCCGGGAACACCATATATCCCAAAATCCAAATTACATTGAAACATGATGTGATGTGGGGTATGAAGATATTGGTCAAGAATTTGTCTTATCCCATTGAGATTTACCGTATAATTGTACATACAGACCAGCATCATTCCGATATAACCATAAAGCCTAAAGGGGATTATATCGCTATAAGGCAAGGTGAAACCAAACCTATATTACCTGGCGAAATGGTGCGACATCCTTTGTACTTATATTCAGCATCTCTCCGCCTCTTTTTGGTAACTCCTTTCGATGAGGCGTATGAAGTAAGATATGCGGTTAGCAATGAGCAGGAATCCTATCAATCTGAGGCTATTCCCATTTTGTTCCGTAAAGAAGACCATGAAAACGATACGGAATCCACTATCTCAGCCAAAGAATACAGTATTCACGGAAATATCCCCGGAACAGTAGATGATAACTTTCCGGAAATCTCTCGGGATACTGAATGTATTTAGTTCTTTCATAAGGCAATCAGGGCGGACAATACCCTGATGCCGAGGCGAAACAGACAATGTTTCCAGTCTTGTTGGAGAATATGGTTACGCTTTCTCCGATTTGCTCGCGTGCGGCTTTCTTCGCGTCCCGCAAGCGGACGAAAGAGAGCCGGTTTCCGTACCATTTGTCACAGAACCAATAGTTCGTGGTTGTGAGCTTTGAGGCTGTGATACGAGGATCGGTGTCTGCTCGGGAAGCAAGCAATTTTTCCGCCGCCTGCCGAAGGAAGTCCGGCCAGTCATTGTACGGCATTTTCGACCGCCAGAAATAGTCGTTGAGTATCAAAGGCTGGATGCTGGCCTCTGTTCCGGTGTGGTAGCCTAACAGGCCTGCATAGATGGTTTGGGTAGTACCGTCGGATAAGGCGGAGAAACAGACTCCGCCTTGACGACCGGTCGGCTCGAATTTGCCCCATGCTGATTTTACTTGACGCACCACGATTTTCGGGATGCCGTCTTTGTCTACTCCGTCGCGCAACAATACAGAAGCGGGATGACGGAGTTTCTTCGCTAATGATTTCGATATGAACATGGTATTTTCTATGTTAATCGGTTATTTGTATGAATCGGACATAATCTTCGGTATCGTTAAAGCATTCATCGTTGATGCGCTCTGCCAATTCGTCCAGCGTCAGGCGTTCGACCTCGTATTCGGTTTCGTCTTCTTCGTCAATGGCACTGCGGGAAGGACCGTTTCGCCAGGCGTCGAGCAGTTCTGCATCCGAAACACTGCGGTTCAGATGATTGCAACTCCAAACGAAAGCATAGAACCGTTCTTTGTTGGAAAGGGAGCTAATGTCGTCCACCGTTGCCGAACGAAGAAAATTACTGTCAAATTCCAGCACATCGTCTTCGTGGATGTCCTGTACGCCGATGTGCCATGAACTGTTCGCGCTATTCTGCCGCATGTATTTTACCTGAAGCAGCATATTTCTCCGATAGTCAGCCGGAATATCTCCGAATATTCTGCGGATTTCTGCGATGGCATCGTCGGTCAGGCGAACAAAATCACCGCCTCGGAAAGGAGGACGAGAGTACTCTTTAGAAGATAGGTTTTGTTCTGCACAAAGTTCCTTGTACCAATTCCAGATAGTTATAAGCCAATCTACGTTGATTTCACGAAGCTCGCGGTCTGTTTCCTGAACATCCGTATTCGGGCGCTGGAGCGTACAAGTACCGTCCGCGTGATAGTCGAGCAGGTTGTACCTGACATAGCAGGGATAGCCGTCTTCACCTTCTTCTTCCACAAACACGATGTGAGGCAACCACCCGTCGGGGCGTTCGGATATGTGGCAGAGAGAATCTATGATATTCTGCGATAAGTTCCGTTCTTGTTCTTGCGGTGTCATAATTTATTGTGATATGTAAGTAGTCGGAAAATCAATATCCTCTTCGTCGAAGTCGGTTTGATTTTCCTTGTTGTACTCTTCGATTACGGATGCAGGGATATACGCTTCTCCATCGATGTCGAAACTGCGCCGTTTAAGTAGTCGGTTCAAGGTTGCACTATCTCCCTGGATGATGTTCTCGATATCATCCTTGTTTCCATGTACGGTCACGCCTAAGCGCATCCAGATCGTTACTTCCGGTTGGGGCTCTTCGTCCGCATTTGGGAGGATATGGTAATCATCCCATAGGTGGGCGTCCGATACGCCTTGCACGTAAGCGTCGTATTCCGCCTTGGTAGAAAATTCTATATTCTTGACTACACCACCGTTGTCCATCAGCCATTCGGAAGACGGAAGTTGGCTGGTCTCATTGTAGTATCTGGTGGCATCGCCGCCAAATATGATAGTTGCTTTTATCATTGTTCGGGATGTTTGGAAAGATAATCTTGGATGGATGTGTAGCGGTCCGGTATGGCGGTATTTTCATTGAATCCGTTCAGGCAATGCAGCAGTGCCTTTTCCATGCTGACGTACCGACGTGAGAAAGATTGGATATTGTCCAAGCAATAAGCCTCTATGGCATATTTGAACGGGGCAACTCGCGGTCCGTCTTCTTTGCGAAGTTCCACATACCATCTGCAATCAAGTTGCAGACGGAAGCCGTCCGACTCTCCGTTTTTCATCAGGCGTTCTTCGTCCAGAAGCCTGCGAACGAGAGTGGCATCAAGCAGACCGTCATACTCTCTGTAACATTTAATTCGGGCAGTGTAAGCGGCAGCATATTGCCGGATGTCGTCTTCGGTAAGACGATATTCTTTCGGATAAAAGTCCAGCACTTCTTTTGTCGTGACGGGAATGATTCGTCCGTCTATTTCGATTTCGTAAGTCTTATTTTCCATTATATGTTTTTGTTAGTGAATTTGGGTCGTGCTCGCTGAACAACACGCAGATCGGTATAACCGATGGCTTTCAGTTCATTGAGCAAATCTTTGTATTCGTCCTCTTGCGCAAGAGACGTGTCGGCAATGACACCGGCATAGTCTGCGGCCCCATGCTGTTCGATGTGCATGTAGGATGTTACAGTGCCGTCATGTGGGTCCACATCATCCGGAAAGAGTGCGATGATGTCGCCGTTCTTCCATTTTCTAAAAACCACTTTCGTCATTGCGGCTGCATATTTCTGAGTTCACAATGAAGTCGCCCACGGTTTTCGTGTCTCGGCAGAGCTGGTCGAGGATGTCGTCGATATCCTCCTCGGACACCTCGCCACCGTTTCGATTCTCGATGTCGTAGCGAACCGTGGCGTAAACCGTCTTGACTTCGGTTACCCGAGATTCGTTGCCGTTCCTGGCGATGCCATCGGGAGAAGTGATGTCGAATTTCATCAGTTGGGCAAGGCGGTTGTATTCTTCGTCGTAGAACCGGTTGTATTCGTCCTGATACTCTTCCTTGTAACAGGTTCCGCTGTCAGGATCGTCAGGGTCCTCCGGTTCGACATAGGCATCGAAAGGCAGTTTGTGTTTGTCAACTAATCGGGCAATAGCCAAGTCGCTGGCAATTTCCATGATAGACGAATTGATTTCGTCTTTGTTTTCTTTGTAATACTGGTGTAAGTTCATAATCGTCAGAGTTTAATAAAATATTCTTCTGTTAATGATCGTTTGAGTTTCCGGTTTCCCTGTGCGATGCAGGCGATAAGTTTCTGAATGCGTTTGTTTGCCAGTTCGACTACCTTTTGCGGTGTCGGCTGGGGCATTGCGAATTTCCGGCAGGTCTCGGAGCAGTATTTCTGCCGGGCACGAAGCGGTTTTCCGCAGGCCGGACAACGGCGTTTGCCATCCGTTTCGAGAATCCTCAACACACCGGCATGGAGACCTTGCCACCATTCCAGACGGTCTATTTCGTAATCCTGAAGGGTTACGTTGTTGGAGAAGTCACGGGCCTCCACTTCGACCGAGATTTCGGAGTTCTCCACGATGACTTTGATGGCCGGGTCGTCGTAAGGAGTTCCGTCGTTATCGAACCAAATAATGAAGGTCGGATCCTCCTGTTCTGCATAATCGCCCAACGAGAGTTCCGTCAGACCATTGTTTTTCATAATGGCCACAATGGCGGCCATGATATTGCTGATGTTGTCCATAAACGGGTTTTATTAAGATTAGCTAATATGTTGGAGAGGCGGGCGTTGCCCGTCCATTGATTTTTCAAAAAAAAAGTGGAGCTGCCGGGACTCACGTCAGGACAGCTCCGGTTATCATTATGGCGAATGATGTATCAATAATTGAGTTGAATGGTTCCGTAAACTCCGGCAATCTCTTCCTGCCGGATTCCCAGATAGACCATTGTCACTTGCGGTGACGAGTGTTTCAAAATCATCGACAGCAGTATGAGCGCTTCGGTGGTACGTCCCATCGATTCGTAAACGTAGCGGCCGAAAGTCTTGCGGAAGGTATGGCTGGAGAATCGCTTGATTGGCAGCCGGTATTTTACCCGCAGGTATTTGAGGGTGTCGTTGATGTATTGGGTGGTATAGGGTTTCTTCGTTTTTGGGTTGCAGATGACCGGCAACCGTTTGTCCGGTGAACCGAGCAGTTTATATAGCGACGTGATTCGCCGCTGTACGTTTTCGTTGAACGGAATCTGGCGCGTCTTGCCGGTTTTCTGTTCGATTTTGTAAAGTGCATCTCTATCGAGCACGTCTTTCCATGTCATTGACAGGACATCGGACACACGGCAGGCCGTACAGAAAGAGATGCAGCAGTAAAGTTCCCAAAGATAATTGCCGTCTTCATGAAGGCTGGAGAGCAGGCGGAGGAAATCCTTGAATTCCAAAGGTTCGGCGGTAGTGATTTGACCTTTGACTGACATAGGCATATAGAATTTATGTTAATAATGCGACATCACATGCCTGTTTGGGGTGTCGGGGATTCCTGAAAGAGGGACATGACTTTCGCCCACGTTTCCCGCATCCGGAAATAGTCGTCGTAGCCTTTCTGGTTGATGAAGAAGACGTAAGGCGGAATGTCGGCCTGCTTGAAAAGGTTGTACTCTTTTTCGTCGAGTTTGCGAACCGTGGGAAGTCCCGTTCTGCATAGGGCTTCGTTGACAATCCAGGCTCCCCGGAAGTTATCCATCCGGAGTGAGTCGATGCAGACCACCTCGCCCACACAGCCATTTATCAGAAAGTTGCACACGCACATCAGGCAGCAGGTGTAGTCGATGTCCCATGCGACCAGATAGCTTTGCGGTCGGTCGGCCTTGGCCGCCAACAGCGTCCGGCCACTGCCTGCCGTAGGGTCGCACACCGATAGGATTTTGGCATCCGATTCTTGCTTGCCCATTGTTATTTTCGACATCAGGTCGGTAATGTGCGCAGGCGTGAAGAACTGGCCTTTCTGTTGCTGGCCGCTCTGGGAAGTCAGAGCCATGAACAGGTCACCGAATGCATCGTACCAGCCGTGCCGTTTGATTTGCTGTGACATGATTTGAATCCATGTGGCGAACATGTCGTAGAATACTTTGGTCTGTTCTTTATTATACCTCCAATCGGAGAGCGGAGGCGTGTCAGGGAGCGAGAACCCGTGTACGATGTAGCGCAACAGGTCCTGAAAGACGGTCTTCACGTCCAGTCCGTTCCGATACGTGAAGTCGTTGATTTGTTTTTCCAGTTCCCGGACTTCTGCCGGGGCGTTGTATCCTTTTGCCATAATCTTAATCTTCACATTCTGCCAGAAGGCGTTTTACATTGCGGATTTTCTCGTCGATGCTGTCCAGCTTTGCGAACGAAGGGGTACATTTGGTGCGGCGCATTCCGGCACCCCAACCGATGTTGTTGGCGACCCGTGTGAGTCGGGCGTTCTCTTTGCTGCGGCTTTCTTCAAGACGCTCCAGCCGTTTTTGGAGAGTTGCTTTCTTGTATTTCATGTCTGAAAAATTAAAAAGGCGAAGAACTTTCGCTCTCCGCCTCGGGTGAATAAATTGTGTTTACTAAGTCGTTTCATCGGGTATTTCATTGCCCGTAAAGGGATGATATAACGGTGTGTTGCCGACAGCTTCGGCGTCAATGGCAAAGCTGCCGAGTTCCACATCATAGAAGAGTTCCAGTTTCATCGGTTCGGTGGAGGCAATTTGTTCGGCCTCTGATTGCGACAAACCGGAAATCATCAGGCTTTTTACCCTTTCTCGGAAAGTTTTCGGGTTGGTTTGGGGTGTCGTCCAAACCTCAACGATTTCCTCTTCGTCATCGGTAATGGCGACAGAGTGGTCGAGAGTATGCAATTCTTTCATCATTTTGGTTCCTCCTACTCTTCGTCCCAATAGTTTTTCTTGTACAGCTCCCGCTGCTGGTCGAAAGACAAGGAGTTCCACCAGGCGTCGAGGTCCTCGGCATCGCCGGACAGCCGTTTGTTTTCTTCCAGATCAAGGTGTTTCCACCATTGGTACATTCGTTCTTTGTACTCTTTCATTGAGACGAAATAGTGAGCCTCTTCACACGAGTCACACCAAAAATCGTCATCGGAATCATCAATGTCCGAGATGTATTCATTCGTATTGCCATCGACCCATGCCCGTACCTGAATATCACGGGAGCCGCAACATTCGCATACATTGATTTGACTTTCATCTTCCTCCTCCCTTTCGGTAACGAACCTTTGTCCGTCATAGAGTTCGCACGCCCGTTCCACGATTTTGTCACGGGCGTTGTTGCCCAGTTCAGCATAGAAGCGTTCGGCGGCACCTGACAACGTGGCACTGCTCAGACCGCACCATTTTGCCCAGAAATGCCCGGCCATGCCACCGAATACGGTTTTGCATTCCGCTTTGCTCCAGCGGTTCCACATGTAGTAGAAGAAGCTGGAGACGATGTTTTCATTTGTTCGTTTCATATTTTCAGATGTTTTAGAACCAAGAGATGAGAACCCAATCATTGCTCGGATCGCTTTCTTTGATCAGGAGGTCGAGCATATTTATAAAGTCTTCTTTGCTTGTTCGTGCTCGGTTCAACTCCTCGTGAAATTCCTCGGCATGTGCCTGATATGTTTCATTTTCCTCACCAATGATCGTTCGCAAGCGTTCCAATTCAATGCGTTGAACTTCGTAATCGTCATCGAACTCGTCTTCTGCCGAATTGGCGATATCGAACATTGATAGGATGTTGTAAAATGCTTCTTGTCCGTCACCGCCGAACATTCCGTGGTTGCAATTCATGTATTCGATGCGGTAGATTTTTCCGGTGTGTAAACTTCTGCTCATATTGTATAGATTTTTATTGTCGGTCAAAAAATGAAATCGACGATGACACGCTTGTCGCCGGAGAGTAACCGCTCGTGATTTACATCATCGTATTTGTAGGTGATGTATTTCTTCGCTTCACGGATATATTCTCCACGTACCCAGACCGGAGCGGTTTCGCGGTCTGAGAGGCGGAAGAGCTCTCCTTTTTTGAGTTGGCGGATTGTTTTCTGTTCCATCGGCTGCAATGCCCAGTTTCATTGCGGCATTCCGCATTTCTTCGTATCTGATGCGATGACAACCGGCCGTCAGAATGTCGTTCTTGTATGAATTGATACTCCAATTATGGTTGTTGGCATCATGGACAAGGTCATGTCGGAAGTCGGCTTCGTTTTTGTGGAACAGTTCAACCAGTTTCCAAAGGCGGACAGCTTCCTTGGCTTTGACCTGAATGCCCATTGAGGTCTCGATGCACCCGTTGTGTACCCGGAGCAACGCATTGAAGTCAAGGCCGTAAGGAACGGTGAACCATCTATTTGAAATTTCGCCCGAATACCATAGCTCTTTTTTCTCCTCAAAAGACATGTTGGCTATACGGTGCCGCTCCTCTTCCTCACGCAACCATCTCTCACGACGTTCGGCATACCGCTGCTCCCGTAGTTCTTCATTTCGACGATTGATTGCGTCCTGCCGTTCTTTACGTTCGGCAAAATGCTCCCACAGCAGCGGGTCGTCGGTACGGTCAATAAAGAGTTGAGAGAGCCGGGTTTTGTATTCTGCGGCTGATGTGGTTTGAAGCAGACCGCGTGCAAGAATATCGAGGAACAACTCCTGATATTCGGACTTGTTTTCTCTCGGTAGTTCACTGGAATAACGAGGTCGTTCGCCTGTTACGGTCCAGAATTTCGTAATGTCTTTTTTTGCGGTACTGCTCAATTTGGCCAGTACCGGCATGAGCCAGCGACCGGTTGCGGACTTTTGCCGTTTGTCAAGTCCCCAGAATTCAATCCAGCGACCGATGTTGAGCAGGCATTCTTTGACATGTTCCGTATAATTCTGAGTGCGGGATTTCTGCTGTGCATTGATGTAATCACTGATTTTTTCTACTTGATCGACAATGTAATATGCCGATTCGTAATAGCTGTATTCCGACAGCCTGTCGTTGTGTAGGGAAACCGACCGGGGCGTGTAGAAAATCAGTTCTCCGTAGGGAATCGCTTTCCGCACCATGCCCATGTGTTTGCAGGTGGTGTTGGAATAGGTCCGGGTTGTTACCAGATAGGCTTTTTGCCCTTGTTGATTTGCTTCTACCGAGGCACATCGGAAATGTGACCCATAGGAATAAATATCTTTGCCCTCGAAGTAGAAGTTGCGCCCATTCCGTGCGCTATCCTGACTTTGATGTGCCCATAGATGGGCGACCATCGGGGCATCTACGACGTATCTCATGATGTTTCTGTTTTATCTGTTGAAGAATAGTTGAAAATGAAAAAGAGAAGGCGATAACCTTCTCTCTCGTGTTAATTTTTATAGTCGTTCGAGAACCTTCCGGAGGAATTTTTTGCTCAGTACCTGTTTGCAGACTGTGACACCGGACCACCCGTTACCGGAGTTCTTGTCGAGCAGTTCCCTTATGAATGTCAGCCAATCTTTGACCGGTTTTTTGTTCAGTACGGCCAACAGGCGTTCCGCTTGAATCGTCCAGTCGTGAAATTCCGGAGACCAAGGGGCGTTTATCAGTTCGGACATGGGAATCGTGAACATGTTTTTCCCGATTGGCCTGACAGCCGGATTTTGCCCTACGCTGCGCACGGTATCGGCAATGGCCTGTTCAATACGTTCTTTCTCCCGTTTATACTGTTCTTCCAAACGGTCGAGTGCGTTGATTTGGTCTGCTAAAATACCCATCCGATAAAAGGTCTTTTTATGCCGAATTCCTCGCTGGCCTCATCGCTTCCGCAGTCACATTTGCCGACGGGCTGCCCTGAGCCGCATTTGCAGAGATCGATGCCCCAATGGTTGACGCAATGATTGCAATTACAGAAGACCTGCGGCAAACGTTCTCCCGTAAATCCTATACGGTTGAAAACCTCGCGGCTCATACTGTTACTTGCGCCGTTCTCGAATGTTACGGTCATCGCTCCGCATACGCATTCCTGAATGTATTGTACCTGTATCATGTCACGCGGATTTGAGTTGGAATTCGATGCCGGAAGGCAGTTTGGAATAGTCCACTTTTTTCAGGAAGCGGTCAAATTGTTCCTGGGTAACGATGTCGTTCTTGGAAGCATAGTCCCGCCAGTTGAATACGCCCGTGTTTCGATGGTCGTAGTAGATGAAGTTGTCGAGTGGCATTCCACAGCGAAGCACGTGGAGTTTGACGGCGAGTTCCTGATCGATTTTCGCCTTTTCATTTGCCGCATGGGTTTTAAGGTCTTCTATTTTCTTCCGTTTGGCGGCAAGCAGGGCTTCGTGTCTGCGTTTTTTAATGTTGGCGGGCAGATAATACCCTTCGGCAATTCGGGTTTCCACAAGCTGGAATTCTTCCTCTGTGAGAGGGGTGAATTGATAGCGAACGGAGGTGTCCTCAAATTGTTCTTCGGTCAGTTCTTCGAGTTGTTTGATTGCGGCGCGGGCTTCCTCCTCCCAACGAGCGGGTATTCCCATCGTCTGAAGCAGGTAGGTGAAGTAAAGTTGGTCTTCCGCTTCACGAAGGAATCGGTCGTACTCTTGTTGGGTAATACGGAGTTCGCTCATTGTAACCTCCTTGGAGCTATTTCGCAAGTGGTAGAATCCGTTGCCTTGCGCATACATCGGTGCTCCTTTGGCGTCGCACAGGTGTAAGGCGATGAACGGACACAGTTCGGGAAAGGCCACTGCAATTTGTTCATGGCAACACCCTGCCATGCACCATTTCCAGACACCGTATTTGTCCTTTTCGTAGATGGTTGCTGTAATGCCGAAGTCGGCATGTCCGTTGCGGCAGTCATCGTCGAGCCGCACCTTAACGTCTATTTTGTAGCCGTTTATGATTTTTGTTGCGTTATATTTCAGTTTATCAGCCATTGCGGTATGTGTTAGTTTGTTGATAATGCAAATTCCGGGAATGGGAGCTCCAGACCGAATGTGCAGAGATATTCGGCTTGTTTTTGCCGGTTGTCCTCGGCAATTCTATCATCGATGTAAGCCTGGCATTCGCTCTTGAGCTGGTCGAGCCCGTCATCACCGAAGAATCCCCAGCAACTGTCCAGAATTTCCGTGTCGTCATCTTCCGGCGTAACCTGAAATCCGTACACTTCACCATGCAGGTATTCATTGTACGTGTCGATTTCATTTTGGAGGTATTCCTCGATTTTCTTGCGGCGGGATTGCGTGAGCACTTTCCAGCCGTATTCCTTTTTTACCTGTTCAACACTGACCGCCACAATCCCGAACCATCCGCTGTCCCATCGGCACGAGAAGGGGCCGGATGAAATGCTGAGACCACTATGGTCATAGAGGAAAAGGTTCAAAGCGACATGTTTTTGCAGGAATGATTTCCGAATGTTTCCGGGACGGCCGTCGCATACTTCGTCGAAGTCGAAATGTTCGTCGAACTCCTTTTCGGGACGGTAACGCCGGTGTGCCGTGTAGAACGTGCCGAGGTTGCTCCACTCGCGCGGACTTTCGGGGCAGTCATCGTAGTAGATATTGATGTGGTGTCCTTTATAGGTTATTTGTTCGTATCTGTTCATATCAGTATGTATAAGCAGTTTCCAACTCGCTTTCGTAATTCTCGAAAGCTATAAGGTTCTCTTCGTCCGTCACCTCCTGATCCCAGAACAGTTCGACAAAACGCTCTATCACATCCCGCATGGCGCGGGTGTATTGTTGGAGGTATTTTACGGCCCTCGTGCGCCGATCTGTCGTTTCGTATTGCATGATGATTTATGATTTTGATTGTTCATTCAAATGTCGTTTCGATAGTCGAGCAGGTATTGCTCGAAATGGTTCTCACAAATGATCTGGTTACGGTCGATGTCTGCGGAGAAATCATCCCACTTGTAACCGTAATCTTTCAGTAATTCTTCTTGCTCCGACCGGCTGAAATCCGTCACGTCGATTTCGCCTTCCCGCCAAAGCATGTTGTCCGTTGCGAATTTCCGGACCTCGGACACATTGTGTGCATCACGCAGAAACTCCGTCGGGTATCCGAGATACCGTTGGTGTATCCGGCTGGACTCAGTTTCAGCACACGGCAGTAAATCCGGGTGGCAGGTATTCGGCTCGCAATACCAGAATACCGTATCTGATATTTTCAAGCAGAATTGCAGTTGGTCGGGATCGGTGCATTGAATGTCCGGGTTAAGAAGCCGCCTCATGCGATTTCAAATTGTACCGAGAAGTGGAATTCTTTTCGGAGGTGAACAATTTCCGCCATTGTTACAGGGTCTTTCCCGTATGGATAGAAGATTGTGAACTGGCGTGTCAGGCACCGGATGCCTTTCTTTCGCAGTTTGTACAGCAGGTACGCCCTGCGTCTGAGTTGTTTCTTATTCATTGTCGTTACATTTTTAGAGGATACATAACGATGCGACTACCGATGTGGGGCATGACTTTATCCGTTCGATGTATGGTCGTCCGGAAGGATCCTGAAGCACGGCGTGTAGCCAGCGCCTCAGGATCCTGTCAAGGAAGACGAACTGAAAGTTTTCGGTCCATCACATCAAGCCTGCCAGGCGATGACGGCTTACTTCCTACGCCACTGGGCCATCTTCTTTTTGATGTCGATGCCGTTGTCGTCGAGCATCTTTTTCAATACGGCAAGCAGGCGCCAACCATTGCCGTTCTTATACTCTTCGGCCTTGGCCGAGAGGAATGCGAGCGACTGGTATTTGTCCAGCCGTCGCCCGCTGTCGTCGATGGCCGTACAGTTGTGAAAGCGGATGAGGTTTTGCATGGTGTAGAACGCGCCGGCACCTTTGTAGGCATCCACCCACGCCTTGCTTTGGGGCGTGGCGTGCTTCATCTTGAACCGCTTGTCGTTGAACTTCGTCACGGCATTGTAAAGCTGGGTGGCATTTTTAGCCGCTTCGATATGGTAGGCCGCAAGCCGCAGCGGGCTGTAGAGTTTGGAGTTCAGGTCCTGCACGAAGATGTTGTGGCTGCCGAAACGCTTGTAAGGAATGCCCTTGCATCTCTTGACAGGCAGGCCCTCGACATGCGCTTTCAGTTGTTCGATGTAATCTTCCGCCATAGCCGTAGCGACCTTGACGTTGAACCAGCGGTTCCTGTCCGCGAAGTTCTCGGGGTCGTTTCGCTCCATCTTCTGTTGGGCACGCAGTTCGTCGAGCAGCATCTTCCACTGGTACTCATAGCCCAGACGGTGGATCATCTCCGTCACGCCGACCGGATTCCAAGCGCCGTAGTCCTTGTAGGAGAGCATGTGGAACATCTGAGCCATAACCCAGCGGCGGAACAGACGGCGGTTGGGTACGGTTCCCTTTTCGAGGATGTAATCGAAAATCGGGTCGTTGTCGTCCAGAATCGACAGTTTGCCGTTCTTGTTCGAGGCGACATAATCACCGCCGTTGGCTCCCTGCATGGCAAACAGACAGCTCACGTCCACGCCGACACTGCGGAGTGCCTCGATGCGTTCGTGCGCCGTCTTGGGCAGTTGTGCCTGTTTGATTGATGCCGCAGGGTTTTCTGCGATGGTAACTTTTTTGCCTGCGATGGCAAGTTCCGTCCCGCATGTCGGGCACGTAACATTCGTCTCTTGTTTTTTCTTCATGATTAAATAGTTGATTGATTATTATTCGGCTCTACCCATTGTCTGAGTATTACCAGGTCCTTGTCTTCTTTGCTCTGCCAGAACCACCGGCCGAACTTCTCGGGATTCCATTTGAAGCCGCCGAGCAGTTGGCTGAGGATGAATAGTTCCAGCTCGATTTGTGATTTGTCGCGCCGCTCTCCATAGAGCATGTCGTCATCACTCAATTCTCTTTCCGGTAATGCCATGAAATAGCGGCGCGATGTACTCTCGCTGCGTTCCGACGGAATCGAGTGCTTGTAACGACGGTACAGCTCTTCCACTTTCGAGAAGAACTCCTCTTCACTGCAATGCGGCACTCCGAGAACGCCTTCATATGAGCTGTTCCGGATGACGTACTTGCCGTCCACTTTGAGGCTCCGCATTTGGAAATCAACCTTGAAACGCGCCCCGTTTTCTACGGCACTGACTGTTTCCTGATAGATATTGTCCATAGCTTCTACGAATTGGTTATGTCCGTTCTCCTGAAGGCGGGAATGCTCAGCTTCAGGTTGTCGTTAATCAGGAATTTCCTGTCGCACTCGCAAATGATGTGGGTGTCCGTTACCCGCTTGATTCTCCGTGTAACTTCATCGTGGGAGGTATATGGCCGCCCGTCCTTGGTTCCGTTATCTATATCTCCCGATATATGATACCAGTTTCCGATTTCAATGTCTTTTACGTTCATTTTTTATCTGGTTAAATTGTTTGTCATTAAATGCACTCGAATCGCTGACGCATGGCTTTATAGCTCTGATAAATACAGTAGGTCCTGGATCCAGAACCAGGTAATCGCCTGGTCAGGATCCAGGTAGAATACTGTATGTTAAATTCGATTCCTCGTGCAAAATCGAGCTGCGTTGCCCGTAAGTCTCAATCAGGCCGGCACATTGCTTTATCAGTTCGATATGAGCAGCTATTCAGCTACGGACCTTGTCCACAGGCATCTAATCAGATGCCTTGGACTACGGTCCTTGATGTTATTAGCTGCACCATTAAACTCCTGACCTTGACCTTTTCACTTTGTGCTAAGTTTTGCCGTTCTTAGGATTGCGGCACGTTGCTCTAATAGGTCGATGTGCGCCGCGATTTGAAGTCCGGGCAGCGACGTCGTGTTCCTGATAGTGAATAACGACGTCATTGCCGGGACTTCATTGCTTGCGGCACGCTGATTCTTGTCCCCTGAACCGCAGTTTTCCGTGCTGAAAAAATCTCATTCGGACGGTACATTCCTTTATTTTCCTGATGTTCGCTGCTCTGTTCTGCTGGCCTGGGATTCTCCTCCATCCACTCGGATGGAGGGAAGCTCTGGCCGCAAGTTCAAGAGCTGCACAACTGAAATTCCGATCTCGACTTTTGTAGCTGTGTACTCAGCTTCTCATGATTCTCTGAATATCGGCACATTGCTTTATTGTTTTGATGTACGCCAGTTTCGGAAGCCGGATGGTCGCCGTCGTATGACGTTAGGGATACGACGGCGCCGGACGGGCTGTATCGAAACTCGGCATGTTGAATCATATTCCTTGAATCACCGCGCTTTCGTGCTAAAGGGGAAGTTCTCATAATGACAGACACATTTCTTTACTTGCATGATGTTGCCCGCGAGAGCCCAGCTCTTGAGGAGTCTGAAGGTGATGGTCCGATCACCTTCAAGACTCTCGATAGAGCTGGGTTACACGCGGGAATCTCAAATCCATTCCTCGAACTTCTGCTGATGTGTTTCAGTTCATCGGATGTCAGGCAGGCGACACATTTCTTTACGACTTCGATATATTACAGGAGGAACCAGAACTCACCGATCCTCGCCGGTTGTTAGACCGGCGAAGATCTATGCGTTCTGGTCTGCCATCCTGTAACATTGAATTTTGCCTCTTCATCCATTTACCGTGTGTTCGGTATATCCTATAATGATGCTACCAGCGTGTTGTACACAGCCCGACTTGTCAGCAGGGCATTCCTCATGCAACCAATCGTCAGATAGCCGGGGATGTTGCCTCCGGTTTTGGAACGGTTCGCTTTCACATTACGCCCACGCCCCCGGACAATACATCCGTCAGACTTGTTTCTGACATATCCCAGACCTCCGACTTTGCGTTTACCGGTTGCGACTGCCCGCAAACAATCCATGGCAAACATATTCAGTTCGTCAAGGTCTTTCCGCACGTTACATACGGGAAGAATCTGTGTCGCCCAACTGAACTCGCCGTTGCCCTTGTACAAATAGCGGTTCACGGAATTGACTGCCTTTGTCAGCGTCGTATTCCGGTTGCGAATCGTTCGTCGTTCGATTTCCTTTTGGAAGGTTTTGATACGGCTGGACGAGAGAGAAATCATTTTGCCCTTAATGCTGAACCCGAGGAATTTGAACCAGTGGTCAGCGGTCAAATATTCCACCTTTTTCGGATTGAGCTGCATGGATTTCTCAGACAGTCGCTTCCGGAGCAATTTCATCGCCTTTTCGTAGTCGGCGCCGATGAAAAGCATATCGTCAGAATAGCGTACATAGTAGCCATTCATCTGCGAGAGTTCTTCATCGAGGTCATACAGGAGCACATCTGCCAGCCAGCTTGCGACGGCACACCCTTGTTTGAGCGATTGGTATTTCCTTTTGAGGCAGTTATCCTCGTCGAAATACAGGTCGGAATGATAGTATTTCCGCAGCACGTCGATTAAAGCGGAATGGCCGTACTTGGCTTCTACCTTATCGAATGCCTCATCGATGAATTGAATCGGTACGCTGTCGAAATATTTGGAGAGGTCGGATTTCCAGCCCAAAACTCCGTTCTTTGCAGCGTTCACGATCTGATGACTGACCTCGGTAACCACTCGGCCGCAACCTATTCCTGTCTGGTAGGACTTGCAGGTCTCGTGGAGCATTTCAGGCATCAAGTCAAACAGGAGGTCGTTGGCGATACTGAGTATCACACGGTCCATCGGCTCGTTTACATACACTGTGCGGAACTCGCCGTTGTCTTTGGGGATTTGAGCCGTATGGGGCGGAGAGATTTCATACTTTCCCAGCATCATGGCTTCAGCCATTGCCAGCCGGGTATGTTCGTCGGTCAGCCGGATGAGCTGGTCTTTCCGGATGTCTTTGCCCACACCTTTCTCGATTGCTTTCGTCCATCGCTCGATGTCGAAAAACATTTGCAGAATCTTTTCTGCCATATTATTACTCATTTTATTTGTTCCTCCTTGCATACGAGTACATCCCCGACAATGTAGTCGGACAAGCTCGGATGATTCTCTTTGAAAATGCGTGTAGCCGTTGGGTTGTGTTTAAGACCATGCACCTTTCCTTCCTCATTCACGACCATGATTTCCGTGTCATTCAGAAACACGAGTTCGATGTCTCCTCCGACTATTGCCTGCATTTCCTCCAGCTTAAAGTCGGTTCCATTGGCAGGTTGCACCGGTTGGCGCGTCCCATCGGTTTTAATAATTTCAGCCATTTATTTCTTATGTGTAAAAGTTATTATTGTCTGACCGTCATAGCCGCATTGCACTTTCAGCCCGAAAGCCTCGGCATCGGAACTGATGCAGCAGATGTCCCAGACGTTCAGTTTGCCTGCACAGGTTATGACGGTATTGTTTTCCGAGATATGCGGTGATTTGCCTTTCAATGCAGCACCGCCGGATATTCCGCGCAGGATGATTCCGCGCTGATGTGTTGTAAGTTCTTTCGTTTCCATAGGCAAATCGGAATTTGTTAAAGAATAGATGCTATCCGAATGTTCCGGCGGAATTCGGGCATATTTTTTTGTCGGTACACGTTCAATTATCGCATACCGGTCATCGGGTTCAGAACCCGAAACAAGGGGCGCACGGTGCCGTCAACACACGGATTCCGACCCAGACGAGCACGAGCAAGCCTGCGACGAATACCGTATTCAGAATGGCATCCTGCCGTTTGCGGGCAAAGGCGATTATCTTTTTCATGACTTTGATTATTTCGATTATACATTTTGCAATCGGGCACAAAAAAGGCACGAGTTCTCGCCCGTGCCTGCACCGATTATTTCTCACTACATTAAGCTGCCGGCGTCGGGGTCGGCGTCAGTTGCGGCATTTTGATGATACGGCAGCCCTCACCAATGAGCACACGATATACTCGGACGAGGTTGCGCCCGCGAAAACTGCTAACTGTTACACTTTGCACACCGGCTTCGCCCAGTCGTTTCAGCATGGGTTTGGCAGCTTTGAGATGTTTGAAGCAGCCGTAACTCTCGGTTCCGGCATTGTTATATACGTCTATCATATTTTTACTGCATTAGTTTTTTTAGGAATTTCCAAGCCTGCGGGCTATACCTCCGGCACACGAAATTTTCCAGAGGTTCTGTGCGTTCATAGCCGCAATTCAGGCATAAATACCGCACGAATTTGTGCGTGATGAAGTACAGCATCCCCGTTTCATGGCTTTTGCAGCGGTCGAAATACGGGGAGATGCCGAGCGCAAAGTGGGCAGAAAAATTTTCCGCCACTTCATTGAAAGCGATGAGTTTGTACATGACCGGATACGAAAAGGACAGCGCACATTTTCTGCACGCTGTCCGGCTCTGATTATATCGGGTTCGTTATGCCGTTACGCTGCAATCGCTACGGTTTCAGCTCCGTTTCTCGGTTTTCTGCCACGTCTGCGGGCAGGTTGTTCCGCCACCGTTTCGGCAACGGTTACGGGTGCCGCACTTTCGGCGGTAGCTTGTTCGGCAGACTGTTCGGTCTGCACCTCTTCGGGCTGTGCGGCGTCTTTGGGCAGTTCCACACGGAAATTCAGTGCCTCCATGAGTGCTTTGGTGGCATTGTGGATGTACTTTTTGCGGTCACGTGCCGAGCGTTCCAAGTCCTTTTTGGTCGGCATTAACCCGATTCGTGCCCATACGCTTGCGTCGAGGTCGAAAACTTTGACCGTAACGCCTGCGGAGGTGCGGATGATGAGCCGGTGCGGAGTTCCTGCACGGAGTTTCGAGCGGATACCGTCGTTCGATTCGCGGAGCAGCGATTCTTTGGTCTTCACTTCCCAGAACGTAGTCACCACGTTGCGCAGCACGCGGAACATTTCGTCCTGCGTTTTCACGGTCGCTTCGTAATCGGCACCGAAAAAGTGCATAGCCGTGTTCTTGCCGTCCTTGCCGGCATACTCGAAAATCACACCTGCGGCATTAACTGCCATGTTTGCAAACTGTTCTGCATTTAACTTACTGATTGCCATAATGATAAATTTTTGTGAATTTCTATGCAATAGTGCATATTGAGGGCACTGCGGAATCGAACCACACGTTCTACGGATGGCAAAACGGCACGACCTGTGCGTGCCCAAAAATCGCACGCTACCTTTCACCCGATAGCGTGCAGATTTCATCTCAATTTGCACCTCACTAAAACGTGCCCTATACTCGCTATTTCGGAAAAAAGCCCTATATTTGCATTGTTCACACACAAAAGCAGTTTTCCGCTGTCATGGCAAGCCCGACATACTCCAATTTCCGACGGGTGCTTCTTTGGCACGTCCCCCGTCTTTTCCAACGGGGCAGCTAACATTCGGGCGGTTGGCGGCTGGTGATTGTGGGCATAATCTCGGCAATGCCCTTTTCTCAAGCTCCGTGCGGATTGTTTTTACCGCATAGCGATTTTTATCTCCGGCTGCGCAAGGGCAGACTTATGGCATTATTTTATCGCCTCCCTTTTCCATACGACTCTCGCCCTCCCAAAATCACGGGCTTTGCGTATGCGGACAAAATACACGTATTTTGACCGTTCCGACTTGCTACATTGGTTTGTAGTCCTGCGCGGTGTGGTTGTTTGACACCCTCTTTAATCGCTCCAAAGCGAACAGGCGAATTTTCGTTTGTCCGAGCCACGAAAACAGGTTTCCCACAAAAAAGGCTCTTTGTTTCTCGCTGTTGCGGTTTTCGCTGTCTGTTTCTTATTTACTGACTTTTTTTTGTTTTTACTATTTACAGACTTTCGGCGTGTGTGCCGTTTTTGAAAGTCTGTATATTTTTTGTTTCTGTTTTCCCCGTCTGTTTGTCGGGGCTGTTTCCCTTTCGGGTTCAATTCAACTCTAAAACAAATTTTTCAAACCGCAAAATTTTTTTTCGTCCGATTGAGAAAAACGGCTCTAAAATGAGAGTGAACGCCCGCGCGCGATGGCTATTTTTATTCGATTGAAAATCAATACATTACAAGAAAGTGGAATTTTTTTTTCAAAAAAATATAGGGTTCAACGTTCAAAAATGGACTGAAAGAAAAACTATATATATTGATAGTCAATTATTTGTTAGTTGATAACCGTCTAAAAACAAGGGCGAAAAAAAATTTTGCTTTCAATCCGAAAGAAACAAAGGTCTATTTATAGACTTTTAGTTTCACTTTTCTACAAAGTGAAGGAGTTAAGACACTGAATAACAATACACTAATAATTTTTGAAAAGAACGGGGTGGGTACTACCCCCAGTGCGGATTCGATACGCGCCCTACGGCCTGATTTTCAAGTCCCGTTTTTGGCTCTGACTTTTTTGTTCAAAGTTTGGCACAGTTTCGGGGGATTATTCGTTCAAAACAGAACAGGATTTGTAGCGGGAGAAGCCGTCCGGTCATAGACAGACTTTGCAAGAATCCATTTACCCGCCGGCTTTGCATTATCGGATCCTCTTGACGATTGTCATTTCATATTATGGCAGACACGGTTATGCGGAGAATCTTGTTTATTAAAACATTCCAAAATGGGGCATTAAAGCAGACGGTCGCATATACAGTCTTGCATAGAAATTTGTGCGCTAATGAATTATCGAATTTTTTGTCGAAACTTTTATTAGGTTTCCCTAAAAAGAAAATTGATAATTTAAGCCCGCATTTCCCCGATAATCTTTATCTTTGCCTAAAGTAAACCTGTATATAATTTATAGATGCAAATACCGGATGAGTAAAAGCAAGTCGGCAATCCATGATTTCTTCCGATGTTACAGACCGAAGAATGAGACACATGAACTGGCCATAGCGCAGTTTTGTGCCCAGCGACGCTTTGTCGTCTCTATCGACGCGACACCCGACAAACGGTTGCCTGTAACATACGAAGAGTTCCGACAATGGTTCGAGACGGATACGCCCCGACGCGGTGATGTCGTGAACCTTGTGGGGCAAGGGATTTCAGGGATTGTCGAAACAGTGGGCGTAAATCAATCCGTGTGCCTGTACGTCTCGATCAGAGGTGATGAACTGGACGTTGCTTCCGGATGTTTCGACTATACCTCGTTGGAAATCGCCGACAAGGAGACGGTTCTCCGCCTGCAACGGGCTCTTTACAGGGAAGGGCTGGTCTGGAACCGGTGGCGCAACAGACTCAGACCGCGCGAAACACCCAAAGAGAATGTCCAGTACCAAATCAGCGTATTGGGTCAGAAAATCGGTTACGGTGTGTTTCGGGAAATCGATGCCAAGGGACGGATTGTCATGTACTGTATGAAACTGGAAGACGGTCCGGTGCGTTATTCGCTGCGGGAGGTTGTCGGCCCGGCAGAAGATTACCAGTTGGAGCCTATCAACGTGGGACAGCGTGAGGAACTGGCGAAAGAGCTGGAAAAGGCCGGTGTCCTTTGGAACGGGTTTTACAAGCGGATCGAGCCGGTCAATTATCTGGCTCCGGCAGGAAAAGGCTACTACTACCTGGACGAGTTCTGGGAGGTATGCAGGACTATCGAGCAAGGCAAGACCAAAGGTGCGAAGTATTTCAATAACGGGAACTATTCCCGGTATCGGGAACCGATGGAGGAACTCCGGAGGTATCTTTTGAACGAACTGGGTGTCGGTCCTGTTTCCCGTTCTGAAGAGAGCGTGTATTATTACCTGAAAGAGTTCTGGAAGGTTTGTAGGACAACGGATAAGGGACGACGGAGAGATATAAAGCGGGCCAGATCCGGTAATTATTCCACGGATGAAGCGAGTATAAGAGAACTTGCCTTACAGTTACAGGAGAAACGGAAGGAACAACTGTCCCGTTATCCGTTAAAGGGATAAATTGAATTATATAACAATGATTGATAAAATTCTTGACTTCATAAAATCTTTGTTTTCAATCTATTGGAAAACAAGACCATTTAGGGCTTTCATAACACTGGACACATTAGTTTTGGTTGGGTTCAGTGCTCTCAAAATAACATATAATGTTACTTCCGGAAAACATTCATGGGGGATTGAGGTGACGCAAGGTGAATATAACTGGATTATAGTCATAATTTTAGCTATCATAAATATTCCTTTTGCTATTTGGTTGATAAATGATTTACTAAAAGCAAAGTTAGAATTATTACAAAAAGTTCAATATAAGGTAGAAGTCGGATATTTTTTCGAGGGAAATGTAGAGATGTTATCTCCTACATTTGAAGAAAAAAGAATTTCATACAAATTAAAGGAGCAACCAAAATCATTGGCAAACAACCCTTTATTAGGGATGTCGCCATTTCAAATTGCTATTGCAGATTTCCAAAATATTAACCGCAATGTAGTTCAAGCCACTTCTGTTCAAATAGTTCGAGGCGAGATAAATAAAAGTTTCTATCCTATTCAGTTTTATTTGGAAAATATCGGAATACCTTCGTTAAAATGTTTTGAAATAACATTTTACTTCGGAAATGACGTAACTGAAATCCGAAGCAATAATAAGAAGATGAATAGTGTGTTTGGAGTTGAAATTCCCCATCCATCATCAACCTACATCGATGAGGAAGAAAAAAACGTACTTTTGAAAGGCAGAGACTTGCTGGTAGGTAGTAATAATATTGCGACTAAACCAATATTTGTAAAACCTGTTTATCCAACGGAGAAAATAACGGTACATTGGAAACTATTGGCGGATGAGTTTAATCAAACTGGAAGTTTTGACGTACCAGTATCTTACGATATTAGAGAAAAACATGAGAATCGCTATGTAGATACTCCAGACGAATTGCAAAATGACATAGAAACCATTTGTGATTATATTGAATCAATTACTTGAAATTCAAGAGATAGATTTAAGTTGCCGAGAAATAACTCTTTTGGATTTCTGTATCGGTATTCTCTATCTTCTTCTAAAGAAGAAGCAAGGTGGAGGGTATAAATAAAGCACTTCCGCTACGCTCCAGTGTTTATTTATACCCTTTAATGCTCACCCCTAAAGGGGTTCGCTATGTTTTTCTTTCAGTAGATAAAAAGAAAAGTAAGATAGTAGTATAGTATATATAATATATTACTGCATCTTACTTTTCTGTATTTATAGAACCGGAAATAGTTATCGGTCAGCCTCCATCGAGTCTTTTTCTATGCCTGTAGGTTTGCTCGAACTTCTCCCTGAAAGCCTTTACCTGCTCCTTGGGTAGGTAGCGGCGCACCTCGCCGCAGAGCCGGTCGTACTCCTCCAGAGGAAGCGTGTCGAGGTCTGCCATTTCAATCTCCACGTCCGGATGTAACCGCCGGAAATAGAATCCCGCCGCCTGCGCATATTCGCCTTTGCAGGCCCGGCTAACCGTCTTGACGGATGTTCCGGTGATTTCGGCGCACGACTGCATCGACTTGAAGATGGCAACCAGTATGCGCGTGTGTCCGAACAGTAGCACCTGTTTCGGATGCCGGAATGTACTGTTGCTTTTCCCTTTGTGTTTCATACGGCTTTCATTTTACGATGCGTTGCAGAATGCGGGCGATGAAAGAAATGTTTTCCGTGTTGATCCATTCTTTGGCTACGTTCCACGTCAGCGATTTCTCGAAATTGAGGTTCTCTTCCGTAAGGACATGATACGACAAGCAACCCTCCGTCGGTTTGAGCCCTTGGCCATGCAGTTCGCACAGCCCGTTTTTCCAGAATATGCAGCCGTGCTCCGTCTGATGCGCCTGCACCATCAGTATCGGGAACGGGATGGCTCCGACCAGCATACCGACAGCCCAAAATGTAATCCGCAATCTTTCTTCGTATCCGGCCTCTATCAGCCGCCAGATGTCCTCCGGCGTGCCCAGACAGGGCGTCAGGCATTGTCTCCGGCAACGGGGACAGTCGCAACTCACGGGATAGCGTCCCGTGGCTCTTGAAATCTTGTCGATCAGTTCCTTGCTCATTCTATTACCTCCGTTTCTTTTCCGGCATTGCCGTTGTTCCACAATTCGATGATTTTCTCCCGTCCGAGCAGTGTCCACCGTTTCCGGGTACCGAACGCCCATCGTTTTTGCGTTTTGGGATTCGTCCAATAGTACGGCACGTCGATTTGCCACTCCCGGTATTCCGGCAGGACGGCCCATTGCTTTTTCACGAACCGGCAAATGCCGCTATCTTCCAGAAATTTACTCATGCGGCTGGCAGAGATGCCGATTTCACGGGCGAGTTGCGTGGGTGTAAAATAGTCCGCGCCTTCCGTCAGGTGGCTGTACGGATTTTCCACCCGGCGGCGTCCTGACGGTAGTTCAGGGCGTTTAGGCGGCTCCCTGTTCCATAGTTCGAGAATCTGGTCACGGCCGATTTTGCTCCACCGCTTCCGTGTCCCGGCGGCATGGCACTTGCCGGTGCGCAGGTTGTTCCAGTAATACGGCATGTCTATTTGCCAGCTCCGGTATGGCATGAACGCCACCCACTGATTTTTAGAGAATTTGCAGATGCCTTTCTCCGCGAGGAACTGGTGCAACTGCCGGGGCGTCGTGTTCAGTTCCTGCGCAAGCCATGTCGTCGAGTAGAAATCCCGTCCCTCTATCAGGTTATCGTAAAACTCCACCTTGTAGGAATCGGCGTCGATTCGTTCCTGTTGCAGGTGTATTTCGTGGCGTTGGGCGACAATCAACTGCTGAGCCTCGTCGAGGCTTTGCGGCACGGGAAGGTTTTCGGTAGTGCCCATACCGCTTTCGGACCGTGATTCCAGCGTGGCATACCCCCGTGTCATCAGTTCGTTGATTTTCGTGTTGCACCATTGCGAGAACTCCGGCGACAACTGGCGGGCGAACTCCATCGCCAGCTCTTCATCAATCCACGTGGCTCCGTTGTTACGGCCGCGCGTGGTGAAAATCTGACTGTCGAGACTTTCCGAGATGCCCTTCTCAACCAGATGCTGGCGATAGCGGACAAAATCCGCCTTGCGCAGTATCTCTGCCGGCAACACGCCGAAGCTGCGGGCCATCTGTGTGGCGTTTATCATCATCTTGTTGTTCGCGGCACGGAAAGAAATCGGATGGTCTTGATAACTGAACACCACATCTTCCTGCTGCGCGGGTTGCGTCGCTCTGGCAGACTGTATGGCCGCGTCTTCGAGCAGTTCGTTCAGCCACGTCTCCACTGCGGCGCACTTCTTTGCCGCGATGGAGTTTTCGCGCCGCATAGGCCGGATCAGCTTATAGACGTCGTAAGGGCTGATGGCCCACATCTCGCGTCCTTTCTTGCGGAACGGAATCTGAATACTGGAGGGCAACTGGCGGATAGCCGCCTTGTCGGTCAGCATCTCCTCGCGCCCCAATACTTTGCAGAGGTCATGCAGGTTCACCCATGCCAAGGTTTTGTCATCGTTGAACAGCACCCTGACCGGGTACTCTTCACATAGTATCGCATTGCTTTTCATCTTGTATTATTTTTCATTCTTTTTCTCTTCTAAATCACGTTGTTTACAGAACTTCCGGAACTCCTTGCGCCGCTGGTCATACGCCTGACGCTTGTGGGCCATCTCACGCACCGTGAAATAGCGGCGCTCCACACCGCATAGGCGGTCGTACTCCTGCAATGTCAGGTTGTCGAGGTCCGACAGGTCGATTTGCACATCGGGGTGCGCGTGTCGGAAATAGAAGCCTCCGGTGGCTACATACTTCCCGGTGCAGGAGAACGATATGCTTTGGAGGTTGATGCCTGAAAAATCCGCCGCGCTGTGCAGCGAGCGCACCACGGCGATGAGTACATACGCGCCGTTGAAGACCAGCAACTGCTTCGAGGGTAAAAAAGGGCCTTTCATTTTCATTGCTCATGAGGGTTTGAGGTGGGATTCAGTTCTTCTGCGGTAAACCGCTGCTGCGCCTGCATGAGGATGTAGGAGTCGGAACACACGATGCCGACCAGCATCATCTGAGACATGCTTTCCAGCAGGTACACGCCGAATACGGGGTCGGCACAGCAGAGGAACGGCAAGGCAAAGGATTCTTCCGCCAGAAAGTGTCCCGACGCGGCATCCACGGCAAGGCGTTCGTCCGGCTGTATGCCGTACATCTTACCCAAATGCTCTATCCAAAGGGCGAACCCTTCGGTGAATTCAGTAATCTTCTCTTCCGGTTCCAGTTTCATGGATTGCAGGAAATGTGTCATGTCAAAATAAGTTCGGGCGTCGGTAACGGTAAACAGCAAATCCGGAAACTCGCCGAACCGAAGTCTGAACCCTTGATGATTTTCTATTGCTTTCATTTTCTCAAAATATTGAATTTTGAAGGAAAATATATACTTTTCGGCTCGATTTTGGCTATAAATTTGCCGATAAATTTTCTTGTTAGTAATTCATTTATAGCGATTTACAAACAACAAAACAGCGCAAAAACAAGCAAAAAAACTATAAGTATTCATCCGCCTATTTTGTATGGTAAACCGAACATATTGGAGGTAATTTGTTCGTATGGTCGGAAGGGTGCGGATAACCCATTTTTTCGGGTTCGAACTATTCTTTTTGAAACCCGAAAAAATGCAGGAAGAAGGTACTTTTAACCACGAGTTGCTCGAAAGCATATTCCACACGTCAAAAAAAACAATTCAGGAATACGTACGGGAAATCGAACGGCACAACCGCTACCGCTCGGTGCGCTCGAACATGCTGCTGGGAACCATCCTCGACGACCGGGCGCGTCTGATCGACCTGTACGATGCGTGTCTGCAACAGGATGCGCACATCCGTGCGGTCATCGAGACGCTCGAAAGCCAGATACTCGGTGACCGCTATATGCTCGCCCGTCTGAACGACAAGGGCAAATACGTCAAGGATGTGAAAGAGAGCCAGAAGATACAGGGCTCGCAATTCGATAAAATCATCCGTGGCATCATCGAAGCCAAACTCTACGGTTATACGCTTTTGGAAATCATGCCGGACATCGACCCCGATACGGGTCGCCTGAAAGAAGTGAACAGCATCGAGCGTCGCAACGTCCTGCCCGAACAGGGCATCGTCGTCAAGCGGCAGGGGTTGTGGCTGCCGCACTGGGACATCCGCTCGGCCGCCTACCGGAAGCGTTATGTGCTCATCAAGACGGGAGATATTTGGGACTCTTCTCGGCCACGACGCCACTTATCCTCGCCAAAAAGTTTACGATTGCGAACTACTTGAATTTCAGCCATTCATACGGTCAGCCGATTATTCACGGAAAGACCGTCAGCGAAAACAACATGGATCGCAAGCGTCTGGCGCAAGACATCTCCAATGCAGCTCAAAATAAAATCATCGTAACGGGATTGGAGGACGAAGTGGACATCAAGACCTTCACCATGTCAAACAGCGAGAAGATATATACCGGACTAATTCAGTTCGCCAACAAGGAGGTCTCGAACCTCATTCTCGGCTCCGAATCGATGGCCGGAGGCATGCAGTCGTATGTCGGCTCCACCAAGGCGCATCAGGACATCTTCCGCGACCGCATCGAGGTGTACCGCCGCTACATCGAGAACGTGATGAACGAGCAGATTGTCCCCCGTCTTGTGGCGATGGGCTATATCCCTGCCGGGTTGGAATTCAAGTATTCCAACCGCATCGACATGAATAACGAAGACCGCATCAAGCTCTACTCGCTCATCACGGACAAGTACGAGGTGGCGGCGGACGAAATCGAGAAAGAGTTCGGCATCATCGTAGGCAAGCAGCTCAACGTGATACCCGGCATGGGCTGCGGAGGCGGTGCTGTGCCCGGCGGTAGCTCGTCGGACCGTGGCATCATGTCGGACGAGGAATACTACAAACGTTACGGTCATCCCCGAGGCGTGAAACAAACCGACACCAACCCGTAGCCATGAGAATCACCCTTGAACAATTCTGCGAGCAGTGGGCTCCGAAAGGCAACGGCCGTTATCTGCCCAACAAGATGGAGTTCAACACCCACGACTTCGTGACAATGGCCGGCGAATACTCCAAGAGCCGTTTCCGCACCAGCTTTGCCGAAGGCGGATTGTATGGCAGCGGCAAGCTGTGGCCGGAGCGTAAATCCCGCTGGGGACGCCGTTTCACGCATCCCGTAATGAACGATACCGGTAATTTGTCCCGCTCTATTTTCGGGGAGGCGGAGCGCATGGACCGCACCAACCTTACCCAGCGTGCGTATGGCGAACGGAAAAAGATTTTCCGCCGTGGGGCTCGTTATGCCATCTGGACCAAGGCAAGCAATTATCACCAGCATGGGAAGCGCGGCGCTTCCCAAAGTTACGCAGCCGTGCACAACACCGACCCGGCTTTGGGGCTCTATACCGTCAATCAGTACAGCCGTCGGCGACCCGAGCACCGGCAGTTTATCGGCATTAGCCCGAAACTGAACCATACCGTCAATCAACTGTTTATCCCCATCTTGTTCCGGGGATTTCCCTTTCCGAACCCATGATCAGAGACAAGAAACCACATAATCCACCCGTAAACGGTTCCGCTCCGGAAGCGGAACGACCTGCGGTCGCCGTGCCGGAATCGGTCTCGGAGAATCCGTTCGTGAACATGTATCAGGCCGTCCGGCGGGCCATCCTCACGCTCAGGGAGAATCCGGAGGACCCGCAAAGTCCATCGTTCTTCAGAACAATCATGATTGACACGGGACAGTTTTCCCGTATCGTGCGCAGCGAGAACCTGGAAATGGAAATCGCCTTCCCGGCCATCTTCATCCGCTTCGTGAACGTGCGCTACCTCGTGCAGCAGCAACGTATCGGCGAGGGCCGCGCCACCATGCGCATCCGCTTCATCCTCAATACGCTCAACCATACCGACCCGGAACGGGAATGCGACCCGTTCATCGTTTTCCAACGGTTGAACGTCGCCATTCAGGATGCCAAAAGCCATGAACCGGCACTCACGGAACGCTGCAACCTCCTTTACTTCGACATGCCTGTTACCACCAATATGTTGCAGGCGTACTGGGTGGATTACGAGGTCTGGTTCCGGGAATCGTCAGCATGGAAGTACCGCAACTGGGTCGAGCGCTACTTGGTCATGCCGCCTTTCACGCAACATGCCGATGCGCCGCAGCACGACACGGCGGGACACGGGCACCATGCCGAACCGGTTTACGAAAAGGTTACGGGATTCCAGCCCTCGGTCGATGTGCCGGACCTGCCGGAGGAGGATGAAAAAGAACCCGAAGAGGAAAAGCCTGCCGGGGATGTTCCGGATGGCTCCGGAGACGGATTATAAACCATTTTATGCGAGCGAAGCTATTCTTACCCAAAGGAAAAGATGAACACGGAAACTTTTGAACATATCGTCTGTCAGTCGGGCGCAGGGCGTCCGGCCTCCATCCGCTTCTTCGGCCGCATTACGGAAGAGAGCGCGGGGCGTTTCAGCGAGGCGTTCGACTTTTTGGAGAACATCGTGCGTCCGTCCCTCATCCGGGTGCTCATCAACTCGGAGGGCGGTTCGGTGCTGCACGGCATGACGGTCTATGCCGCCATCCAGAACGCCTCGGTGCCTACCGAATGCGTCATCGAAGGCATGGCCGCTTCGATGGGCTCCGTTATCTGGGCTGCCGGGGACAAGTCGTTCATGCGGGATTACGGGATACTGATGATTCACAATCCGTTCCTTCCCGACGAAAACGATGGGGAACCGTCCGAGCTGGTCAAAGCCTTCACGGCACAAATCGAGACCATCTACCGCAAACGGTTCGGGTTAAGCCACGAGAAAGTCCGGGCCATCATGGACGGCGCTGCCGGGCAGGACGGGACATTCTTCGATGCGGCGGCAGCCGTGAAAGCGGGCATCATTCCCGAAAGCCATGTACTGAGGACCAGCAAGCAGCTCCGGGACAAGGTGCGTGCCGACCTGTCGGGCATCACGGATGCGGCGGCCATACAGGCAGTCATGAACCGCATCACACCGCCCGAGGATGAAAATCACCCGTCGGGCGAGAAAACCACTATTCTTAATACGAAACTTAATCAGAGACCCATGAACGAAGAGAAAACATTATCCCCGGAATACAGCGCAGTGATCGCCTCGCTCGGCATGCAGGAGAAGAACGAGGTCAAGGACGTGCTCTCCCGCATCTCGGAGCTGACCGGTGTGGAAGCCCGGCTGGCCGAGGCGAACAAAGCACTGAGCGATGCCAAGACCGTCATCGCGGGTAAGGACGCCGCCATCGGCAATCTCCAGAAAGACCTCGACAGCGTAACCGCCCGGTTGCAGGTCTATGAGCAGAAAGAGGCCGACGCCAAGGCAAGCGCCATTGAGAACTTCTTGCAGAAAGCCGTGGACGAAGGCAAGATAGAGGCGGACGCGGTGCCCGGCTGGAAAGAGATGGCCGCCACGAACTTCCAGTTGGTGCAGGACACCATCGGTTCGATTCCCGCCCGCGAGAAAATCAGCGAGCAGATTGCCACCGACCCCGACAACGCCAAAGCGGCAGCCGATGCCTTGAAGAGTGCCGGACAGAAAATCGCCGAGCAGGTCGAAGCCGTCGTAGGCAAAGACTTCCAGTTCAAGAAACTGCAATAACCCCGTCCGGTGGGAGACGTACCATCCCGCCACCTTGATACACATAAACTGATTTGCCGGAAGTGGTTTACCGCTTTGAGTCGATGCTCCCTGTTCGCGGCCGAGATTCTAACCCAGAAAATCACTAACACAATGGCAGATACAGTAACTTTCTTACAGAACGGCTATGCCGGAGAGGTATTGGAGGACCTGCTCACCTACACGGCGCAGGGCAACGACACCTACCGTGAGGGGCTGATACACATCAAGTCCGGCATCCAGCACAAGTACACCTTGCCGGCCATCCGGTTGGGAGACATCATTCAGGACAACGTGCCCACGCCCCAGAGCTCGCACGGAGCCAAAGGCGAAAACGGCGAGAACGAATACCAGTTCACGGAACGCCATCTCGAACCCGCCGAGTTCATGGTTTACCTCGAATTCAATCCGCGCGACTTCGAGGCGTACTGGAAATTCGCGCAGCCGACGGGCAACCTCGTCTTCCGCGAGCTCGACCCCAAGTTGCAGGCCACGATGCTGCGCCTTCTGATGGACAAGAAAAACGAGTTCATCGGCAATGCCATCTGGACCTCGGCCAAGGGCGGTGCGGCCGCCGCAGGCATCACGGCTCCCGCCGGTGCCGTGCAGATCGGAGCCGGCAAGGAGAAATACTTCGACGGGGTCGTCAAGCGCATCATCGACAACGTGAACGCCACCGATGCCCAGACCGTCGCAGGCGGCCAGTGCATCGTCTCCGGTACGACAGAGCTCAAGGACGGTGCTGCGGTCGAGGCGGCCCTCTACTCGATGTGGAAGAAATGCCCCAAGCAGATCCGCAAGCGGTCGGGCCTGAGCATCGTCATGGGCTGGGAAGCGTGGGACGCCTACGACCAGTATATCACCGACAAGATGGTAAAATACTCCGAGAACAGCGAGGTAAACCGCTACCGTTTCAAGGGTAAGCGCATCATCCCCATCACGGGCGTACCGGAGCACACCATTGTCATGGGCAACTTCACGTCGGGCATGGATTCCAACCTGTGGATGGGTGTCGATTACGCCAACGATGCCGAAGTCCTCAAAGTGGACCGCCTGCAATCCAACTCGGAACTCTTCTTCTTCCAAATGCGAATGAAGATGGACGTGAACATCGTCAAGCCTGCCGAAATCGTCGTCCATACGGCCTACGCCAAAACGGCATAACCCTTTACCGAATCACCGAATAATAACCGTGCGGGGGATGGACACCATGCTCCATCCCCCTTTTTCATACCGAAATATCTATGGCAAAGACTCAAACGACCATTCCCGAAACAGATACAACCCAGCCCGATGCGACGGTAGCCGCACCGTCGGCAGCAACTGTGGAGAAAGATACGGCATCCGAGAAAAACCCGAAGAAAGAACAGGCACCGAAAGCGGCGACCGAGATTCCGGCTGCGGTGTTGGCCATTCTCGGGAAATTTCCCGACTACAAGGAACTCTACATCGATGCCGACGGCAGCATGTACACGCCGCAGACCACTCCGGCCATCCGGGGCAAGGCCATCCTCTACAAGAATCCCTATTACAAATCATAACATGCAGGCGATATGGCTTTAGGTAATGTAATCATCAAGGATGTGGACGGCAATCTGCCGTATGCCGCATCCGCAAGCAACGAGAAAATCACGGGCCTGCTGTTCGACGTATCGGGACAGCCCGACCTTTTTACCGCCGGTTACGGGAAAAGCAACGAGATGAACGTGGCACCGGGCGATGTCATCTGCATCACCAGCCGTAAATCCTCCGTGCAGGACTTCGGCATCCAGGAGCGTGTCGCGTGTGACCCGGACGAGGAGGCCAACGAAAACTTCCTGTTCGGTATTCCGGCCTACCATATCCGCGAGTTCTTTCGCATGGGCGGCAACATCGACGGTCCGGGGCGGCTGTATGTCATGTTCGCGGACTGCTCCCAGAACTGGGACGCATTGGACGTGATGCAGCGCGCGGCGGACGGGCTCATCTCGCAGGTGGGTATCTGGACCGAGCAGCCGCTCTGGAAGCTCAACGGCGAGCAGGAGAAATACAACCTGAACCTCGTCAAGGGCATCAACGACAAGGCGGTGGCACTGGCCGAGCTGAACCAACCCCTGTCGGTGGTGCTGTGCGCCAACCCCGGTAACACGGGCAGCGACACGGAAGAGGCAAAGGTCATTGACCTGAACCGTATCCCGTCGGCCATCTGCGAGTCGTCCCGCACCAGCGTCATCTTCGGGCAGGCGCGGAACGACCAGAACGCGACGATTCAGTCCCGCAACCCGAACCATACGCCGGTGGGATTCCTGGGTGCTGTCATGGGCGCCCTTGCCAAGGCGAGCGTTCACGAGTCCATCGCCTGGGTACGTCAGTTCAACCTCTTTGCCGACGACTTCCAGCAGATTGAGCTCGGGTTCGGAGATCTTACGCTCGATGCCGAGGACGAATTCGTATCGACCAACCTGTACGAATCCCTCTCGCCGGTATTGCTGGACGAACTGGATGACAAGGGATACATTTTTCCCATCAAGTATTCGGGTCGGGAGAATGGCATTTACATCTCCAAAGACCAGACCTGCTCCAACGGGGACTACCGTACCATCGCCCGCAACCGTACCATAAATAAGAGCCGCCGTGCCGTGCGCGAAGCCTTGCTACCGTATCTGCACAGCCCTCTGATGGTGAACCCTGCAACGGGCTTTCTCGCACCCTCGAAGATTACGGCCTTCAAGACCCTGATCGGTGATATATTGGCCAAGATGCAGGCAGCACAGGAGATCAGCGGCTATGCCGTGACCATTGACCCCAACCAGAACGTACTGGTGGACGATACGCTGCGCATCAGCTATGTCATCGTACCTGTCGGTGTGGCCGTGAAAATCTATGTCGAGGAAGGCTTATCACTAACCGCTAAATAGATGTAAACATGGCAATCATAAACAACGTCGCATACTCTTGGTCGATGATTACCTTAGCCAGTACGGCTTTGGGAATCGAGGAAGGCTCCACCGTACTCGAAGGCGTTTCGGGTATCAAATGGAGCAAGAAACGCAAAATCGAGCCCAACTACGGTCTGGGCGGGAAACCGGTCAGCCGGGGTTTCGGAAACATCTCCTACACGGCGAGCATCACGATGGACTATGCCACGCAGCAGACCCTGCGCTCGACCTACGGCAGTCTGATGGACATCGGAGAGTTCGACCTGATCATCTCGTTCGCCAACCCGATGGCCAGCGATGACTGGACGACCACCACCGTCACGTTGAAAGGCTGTATCTTCAGCGAGGACGGCATGGAGAGCCAGCAGGACGATACCAATATTACGCACGAGTTCGACCTCAATCCCTTTGATATTCAGATTGGAGATGGGGATACCATTTAGCTTTCATTCTCTTGCATGGGACCGCTTCTTTTTGAAAAGGGGCGGTTTTGTGTTTGCGATCCGGGGATATTTCGGTATCTTTGCAGCCTTTTGAGTATAACCTATAACGAATGATTATGATACAAGCGACAGAGAAGAACTTTGATGAGCTGCTCTCTATGGAGAAGCCGCTCATGGTCGATTTCGGCGCCGAGTGGTGCGGCCCGTGCAAGGCGTTGGCACCGATGGTTGCGGAGTTAGCGGAGGCCTACAAGGAACAGGCGGTTATCGCTGCGTGTGACGTGGAAGAGAACAACGACATAGCCGTAAGGTATTCCATCCGGAACATACCGACGGTGATTTTCTTCAAGGACGGCAAGGAGGTCGGACGGCAGGTCGGAGCCATTGCCAAATTCGTGCTGGAGGAGAAATTGAAAGCGTTGCTGTAAAAAAGAGAGAATGTCTCCCGATGTCGGCATTCCCTCTTTTCTTTGTTTCTTCACTTCTTCAAGAGTTACTTTTAATTTTCTAACAACTTATTGAATATAGATATAACAGAATTTTTCGCCTCTGTCTTATCACTTAATAAACTTACTAATGAAGGAGCAAAACTAAGCAAGGCACCTGTCAATGCTAATGGCGCAGATATGACTGAAATTGTTCCTAAAATGCTAATAATTCCGCCACCTATTCCGCCACCAATCTCAATAGTTTTTTTTATTTTCTGCTTCGCTTGCTCATTTCTTCTACCTATTGCTTTAACAATCAATGATCTTACAGAATCAATATTATTAGACGCAGATAAAGCTCCTCCATTTGTTAAAATCTGGAGATAATCTCTATAAAAATCCTTTTCTTGAGATATTATGTCATAATATTGAGTGATAGGAGTATTCAGCACAATATTCAATTCTGTTTCATTGATTATTTTTTCTGATAATAATGCTCCTAATATCCCATCGTAAGCATATTTTCCGGAGCTAAGACCTCTTGCATCGGAGAAATCGATATCTTGTTCGATAATTGTTTGGAACCGTTCAGGTGATTCTGCTATCGTATATGGATGTAAATTACAATATTTTGTAATTGATAGCATATTCAAAAGACTTAATAATTCCGGAGTCATATCAGCTCCATTTCTTATGACTTCTGATATAATCTGCTTTGAATCAGAATGCCACATAAAAGGATTGGGAATCATTACGATCCTTCCTTTTTCTGCTAAAGGTAAGAGATTGACTAATGAACTCGCAATGGAACCAATATGAGTTATATTTATCCGTTCAGGAGACAATTTAGATAAAATCCGTTCGTATAAGTAATCAACTAATACAATTCTGTCACCTAACGAAAAACCAACTTTTACAGCTAAGTCCAAATCGTCTACTAAACCAAACAAACCCATCTGGACAAAGGCTTCCTCTCGTGTCCTTAAAATAGAAATCGCACTCTCTGTTTCCTTCCATATTCTTATGGTTTTTGCAAGTTTTTTAAGAGTAAATAGGAGTATAAAATTCATTTCTTTTGATGACGGCGAACATGCGGGCC